TGCAGGATTTAAACAAAGAGGTGTTAGAGTTAGAGATGAAGCAGCTCCAATACAACCAGGTGAATTTAAAGATGTAGATGCACCAGGTGGTAATTTAAGAGATGCATTTTTTCCATTACCATACAAAGAACCATCTCAAACATTATTAAATTTATTAGGTATTGTTGTGCAAGCTGGTCAAAGATTCGCGGCTATTGCTGACATGCAAGTGGGCGATGGTAATCAAGCAGCAGCTGTAGGAACAACAATCGCATTATTAGAGCGTGGTTCAAGAGTTATGTCTGCAATACACAAAAGATGTTATGCAGCTATGAAAGATGAATTTAAATTATTATCAAAAGTTGTTTCACAATACTTACCACCAGAATATCCTTATGATGTTGTAGGTGGTGCAAGAAATGTAAAACAAACAGACTTTGATGACAGAGTAGATGTTGTACCAGTAGCAGATCCAAATATATTTTCTATGTCACAAAGAATTACTTTGGCTCAAACACAATTACAGATAGCTACATCAAATCCACAGCTACACAATATGTATCAAATTTATAGAAACATGTATGAAGCAATCGGTGTAAAAAACGTTGATGCAGTTTTACCTGCACCAGCACCAAATGCTCCAATGGATCCAAGTATGGAACATATAAATGCATTAGCTGGTAAACCTTTTCAAGCTTTTCCTGGTCAAGATCACAGAGCACATGTTACAGCTCACTTAAATTTTATGTCAACTAACATTGTTAGAAATAATCCTGCAGTTATGGCAGCAATACAAAAAAATATTTTAGAACACATTAGTTTAATGGCACAAGAACAGGTACAATTAGAGTTTAGAGAGCAGTTACAGCAAATGATGATGATGCAACAACAAGCTGCTATGAATCCACAAGTGCAAGCAGAGCTACAAGCTCTTACAAATCAGGTTGAATCAAGAAAATCTGTGTTGATTGCAGAAATGACAGAAGAATTTATGAAGGAAGAGAAACAAATTACATCACAATTTGACAACGATCCTCTTTTAAAACTAAAATCACGTGAGGTTGACCTTCGTGCAATGGAAAATGAGCGTAAAAAAGATAACGATGAAGCTCAAATAGATCTTGCAAGAGCAAGATTGATGCAACAAGGTGAAATTGCAGAAGATAAAATGGATCAAAACGAAGATTTAGCTAAATTACGTGCTGGAGTTAGCCTTGCAAAGACGGGTGTACAACAAGCAAAAGTTATGATAGACGATAATCAATAAAAAGGAGCAAAAAATGCAAAAACTTGATAAAATAAAAGATGTTAAAGTTGCTGAGCAGAGTATTGAAGTAGATCCTAGATCTAAAACTACTGCAGACGGAGCTTT